CGAGCTGGGGACGGTCAGTATCGGGGCCAGGGGTGTCAGGTCCTATGTGCTCTACATCTGCGAGACGCAGGACCAGGCCGACGAGCACGTCGGCAACGTCGCGAACATGCTGGAAAGCCCCCAGATCGAGCGCTACTACCCGACGCTGGCGTCACGCCGAGTCGGGAAGTACGGCTCATCCAAAGGCTGGCGGCGCGAGCAGCTCCGCACGGCATCGGGATTCAATGTCGCCGGCATCGGGCTCGATGTCGCTCGGCGCGGTGCCAAGCTTGACGAGTATCGGCCTGACTGTATCGTCATTGACGACGTGGACGATGTGACCGATACACCAAGCGCGACCGAGAAGAAGATCGCGACGCTGACCAAGTCGCTCCTGCCGGCCGGATCGATCGATTGCGCGGTGCTGGGCATGCAGAACCTCATCCACGCCAACAGTATTTTTAGTCGCTTTGTGGATGGGCGCGCCGACTTCCTGACCGACCGCATTGTATCCGGCCCCTACCAGGCGATCGAAGGACTCGTGTACCAGATCGTGGATGGGCAGGCGGTTGTCACGAGTGGCACACCGACATGGCAAGGCCAGGATCTGGCGCGCGCCGAGGGGCAGATGCGGACCTGGGGCGTCGGGTCGTTTCTCTCGGAAAGCCAGCAGGAAGTCGGCACGGAAGGCCAATTCTTCACGACCTGGAATCCGACGCTGCATACCTGCGCGCCGCGCCGTGTGGATCGCGGCTGGGTGTTTTGGGGATCGTTCGACCACGGCTACGCGCACCCGACCTCGTTCCATGTGCATGCGCTGACGGGGGAGGGGATGCTTGAAACGATCGCCGAACTGGTGATGGTGCGCGAGTTGCCGGCGCGGGTCGCGCCCGCTATTCATGCGCTCCTGGCCGATCTGGGCCTGACCGTCCGTCATTTGCGGAACATTGCTGCTGGCGGCGATGTGTTTGCGCAGAAGGGCGACAAGAACGGCCTGACGCTCGCCGATCAGTATGCCGAGTATGGCATCACGCTGAGTGAGGCAAACACGGATCGGGTGAATGGCGCAGCCGAGATGCGGCACCGGCTGGGGGATGCAGCGAAAGGCGTTGCGGCCTCTTGGAAAATCTGGGAGAGTTGCCCGCGCCTGATCGCCCTTCTCCCGAAGCTGATCGCCGACCCGAAGCGACCCGAAGACGTGCTTAAGGTTGACGCCGATAAGCACGGCAACGGCGGCGACGACGAGTACGACGATACACGCTACGGCCTCATGGAAGCCGCATCACTTATCCCCTCGGTCGCCCCCGCTGGCGCGACCCGCCGCAGCCCCTGGAGACAACAGTGACCGACGCTCGGCCCGAACTGAAAGAGATCGGCTCGACCGGACTCACCCGCTTTGGCGGGCGGGTCTACGAGGAGTATCTGCGCGAGCTATCGGGCGACCGCTGGCGGCGCGTGCTGCGCGAGATGATCGACCAAGACCCGATCATCGGCGCGACACTTTTCGCGATCGAGATGCTGATCCGTCAGGTCGATTGGTCGGTGCGCCCCGGCGCGGACGACGCGGCCAGCGTCGAGGCGGCAACCTTCGTCCAGGAGTGCCTGCACGACATGGCCGCGACCTGGCCGGATACGCTGGCCGAAATCCTAAGTTTCCTGCCGTGGGGCTGGGCCTACTTCAATGTCGTCTACAAGGTCCGCCAGGGACCACAGCGGAGCGCTGACGGCATGCCCGACGCGGTGCGCAGCAGTGCCTACACAGATGGGCGGCTCGGCTGGGGGATTTGGAGCATCCGCAGCCAGGACACGCTCGACCGCTGGGAGTTCGGCGATCACGGGATCGTGAGCGGCATGTGGCAAGTCGCCCCGCCAAGCTACATCCCTACCTTCATCCCGGCCAACCTCGCGCTGCACTTCCGGGCGACCAGTCGCAAGGCCAACCCCGAGGGGCGCAGCATTCTGCGCAACGCCTACCGTCCCTACTACTTCAAGCGCAACATTGAAAATGTCGAGGGCATCGGCATTGAGCGCGATCTGGCCGGGCTACCCATTGTGCGCATCCCGGCCTCGGTCATCGCCGCCAACGGCATCGAGTACCAGGCGTGGCAGAATGTCGCGATCAATCTGCGACGCGACGAGCAGGAAGGGCTGGTCATCCCCTCCGACTGCGATAAGACGACCGGCAAGCTGCTCTACGATGTGGAGCTCCTAACCACCGGCGGCGATCGCCAGATCGACACCGACAAGATCACGCAGCGCTACAGCGCACAGATCGCCATGACGATGCTGGCCGACTTCATCCTGCTCGGCCACGAGCAGGTCGGATCGTTCGCGCTGGCATCCAGCAAGACCGATCTGTTCGGCGTCGCGCTGGGGGCCTGGCTCGACAGCATTGCGGCAACCGTGAATAGCCAGGCGATCCGCCCGCTACTGCACTACAACGGCATGACCCCGCCCGCGCCGCCATGTTTGGTCCACAGCGACATCGAGTCGATCGACTTGGCTGTGCTTGGTGAGTACATCAGCAAGCTCAGTGGTGCCGGCGCGCCGCTCTTCCCCAACGATGATCTGCTGGCCTATCTGCTGAAACAAGCCGGACTGCCAACCGCAAAGGAATCCTGATGCGCGCACGACATGTCTTTGAAGCGGCAGTGAGTACGCCCTGGGCGATCACCGAAGGGGCATTACAGACGATCCTGGAGATCGTCGGCGGCGAGGCGGTCGATCTCGCGAACGTCGCCGACTGGAAGCGCCAGGACCGGGAGGCGGTTGAGGCCCAGCTGGGTCAGTCGATGGACGACACACGCAGCGTCACCGTGCGTGACGGCGTGGCGACCATCCCGGTCAGCGGCCCGATCGTGCGCTACGCCGACTTCCTTTCGGAGATGAGCGGCGCGACCAGTATCGACACGCTCGCGCGCGACTTCACGCGCGCGCTCAGTGACCCACATATCCACGCGATCGTGCTCCTGATTGATAGTCCAGGCGGCGCGGTCAACGGCATCAACGAGTTCGCCGACATGGTCTACGCGGCGCGTGCAACCAAGCCCGTCGCCGCGTACGTCGCGCACCTGGGCGCGTCGGCGGCCTACTGGATCGCAAGCGCATGTAGCGAGATCGTCTGTGACGCGACTGCGGCGCTGGGCTCGATCGGCGTCGTGATGGCGATGCGCGACCCCGCAAAGCAATCGAGCCGCGATGTCGAGTTTGTGTCCAGCCAGTCTCCGAACAAGCGTCCGAACGTCGCGACCGAGCGCGGGCGGGCGCAGATTCAGGGGATGGTCGACGCGACCGCCGACGTGTTCGTCGCGACCGTCGCCCGCAACCGCAACGTGAGCGTCGAGACCGTGCTGGCCGAGTTCGGGCAAGGCGGGATGTTCGTCGGTCAGCAGGCCGTGGATGCTCACCTCGCCGATCGTCTGGGTGCCTACGAGAGCGTACTGGCCGAGTTGAAACAACAAAAGCCCGGCATGCCGGGGATGCGCCCGAATGGGCAACACACACAGGAGGATTCCATGGGATTTTGGGATGGCTTTTTCAGGGCTGCCAAGCAAGAGGGTCTGATCACCGCTGAGGATCTGGCACCCGCGCCCAGTACTGTCAGCGAAAACCCCGCGCCCGCGAGTGCTGACCAGACCGCCGCAATGCAGGTGCAAGCCGAGCAGGTGGCCGCGATCGCCAAGCTTCAGGCCGATCTGTCCACACTTCAGCAGGAGAAGCAGCGTCTGACGAGCGAGGCGCGCGACAAGCGCCTGTCCGATCTGATCGCCGGACTGCCGGGCGGCGCGGCCTGGGTCGGTGCCGCCGCGACACACCAGACGGTGCTCACGATGTTGGCCGACCGCTTCGGCGAAGAGTCGACGGAGTTCGCGGCCTACGTCGAATTGCAGCGCGGAAGCGCCGCGCAGCTCGCCGCGTCCGATCTGCTCAAGGAGCACGGCAGCGACGTGCCCGCGACCGCGACCGGCTCGGCATGGAGCCGGATCGAGTCGCGTGCGAAGCAGCTCGCCGCCGACGAAGGACTGACCTATGCGGCAGCCGTCGCACGGATTGCGCAGCAGGACCCCGATCTGTATGCGCAGTACGAGGCCGAGCAGCGCGCCCGCTAGGGCACAAGACCCCTAGCCCCTCTCTCCTATCTCCTATCTGTAACGCACTGGCCAGATACGGCCAGGAAAGGACTCTCGACATGGCCTTTGAAGGACCGCAGATCAAAATCCCTGGCCTGACCGCCAGCGCCGATCTGAGCGCGAAGCAGTACTACTTCGTCAAGATGAGCGGCGAGAAGACGGTCACCGTCTGCGCCGGCGCGACCGACATCCCGTGTGGTGTATTGCAGAACAAGCCGACGAGCGGACAGGCCGCCGAGGTCTGCGCGATCGGCGTCAGCAAGGTCTCTGGCGACGCCGACCTGGATGCCGGTCACCTGATCGGCACCAGTGGCGACGGCCAGGCCGATCGCAAGATTGCTGGCACCGATACGACCGAGTATGTTGTCGGCCAGGTGATGTTAGGCAACGGCGCGGCCGGCGGCCTCATTACGGCCCTGATCAACTGCGCCAGCCCGCACCGCGCCGCCTAGCTCGCTATCCACCTCTTCCGCCTCCTCTGACCTTCCGCCCCTCTAGTCGGTCCACTCCGGACCCCCACAAGTGAGGACTCCCCCATGGCCCAGCCCACACAGAGCGACGTGCATGTTGACGCGGTGCTCACCAACATCTCGGTCGCGTACATTCAGAATCAGGACCACTATATCGCCAGCCAGGTCTTCCCGATCGTGCCGGTCGATAAGCAGTCCGACAAGTACTACACCTACACTAAGAACGACTGGTTTCGCGACGAGGCGGCACCGCGCGCCGACGCGACCGAGTCGGCGGGCTCCGGCTACAACCTGGGCACCGACAACTACAACTGCGATGTGTTCGCGTTTCACAAGGACATCGGTAACCAGACCCGCCAGAACGCGGATGCGCCGCTCAACCTCGACCGCGACGCGACCGAGTTCGTGACCCAACGCCTACTACTCCGCCAGGAGCGCCAGTGGGCGGCGGACTACTTCACGACCAGCGTCTGGGGCACCGACAGCACGCCATCGAATCTCTGGTCGGACTACACGTCGAGTGACCCGATCGGCGACATTGAGGCGGGCAAGCGCGCGATCCTGGCAAGCACCGGCTTTATGGCGAACACCCTGACGCTGGGCTACGATGTGTTTATCAAGCTGAAAAACCACCCCGACTTAGTCGACCGCATCAAGTACACCAGTGCGCAGACGCTGACCGCGCAGATGCTCGCCAACCTCTTTGAGGTCGAGCGCGTGTTGGTCGCGAAAGCGATCTACGCGTCCAACAACGAGGGCGAGACCGGCGCGTACAGCTTCGTCCATGGCAAGCATGCGCTGCTCTGCTACGTCAATCCGCAGCCGTCGCTGCTGGCGGCGTCCGCTGGCTACATCTTCGCCTGGCGCGGCGTGAGCGGCGGCATGGGACAGTCGATCGGCGTCAGCCGCTTCGATATGCCGCAGCTCAAGGCGCAGCGCGTCGAGGGCGAGCTGGCGTTCGACGATAAGGTCGTCGCGGCGGATCTGGGCTACTTCTTCAACGGCGCGGTCGCCTAGCCTGCGACCATCCCGCCCGATCGCCTATGAGAAAGACGCACCCCTATGCATGTTGTCCTTAAGTCATTCCCGATCGGCGAGCAGTCGCTCGCGAGCGGCACGATCGTTGACGCGACGAGCTGGCGTAACCTCCGCCCGCTCGTCGCCCAGCGCTATCTGCGTCCCGCGACGCGCGCCGAGTTGCGCGCACACGAGGCCGAGCACGGGAAGAAAGCGAACACCCCATGAATCTCCTAACCAAGGGCGCGGCGGTCGTCGGTCGCATCGCCGCCGCAAGCGTTTCGCTCGGCGGCACGCTCGTCACCGCGACCGCCGCCGAGATCAATAAGCTGGCCGGCGTCGTCGCCGGCACCGCATCGGCGAGCAAGGCCGCCGTGCTCGGCGCGAACAAGAACCTGGATATCCTCGCACTGCCCGTCAGCGGACTCAAGATCGGCGCAGGTGCCGGCACCGCCATGGACTGCACCGCCGCCGAGCTGAACACACTGAACGGTGTCACCGCCGGTACCGCAGCCGCCTCAAAAGCGATTGTGCTGGATACGAATAAGGCCGTCAGCGGTCAGCGTGCGCCGATTCTGACCAAGAGCGCCAACTACACCGTGACGGCTGCCGACAGCGGCAGCGTGATTCTCGTGGCCAGTGCGGATAAGGTGCTGACGCTGCCGGCGACCGCCGCCGGCTATACCTACACATTCGTTCTGGCCTTCGCTGGACTCTCGGCAGGCACGGGCCTCAGCATCAGCCCAGCGGCTGCCGACAAGATCATGGGCAATGGCCTAGCCGGCGTCGACAACAAGGATCTGATTCTCGCCGGCGCGGGCGATGTCGAGGGCGACAGTGTCACGCTCGTCGGCGACGGCGTGGACGGCTACTACATCGTCAGCGTCAATGGCATCTGGACGATCGAAGGATAGCCGTGTGTCCATTGCGAGCCGCTCTTTCGTGAAAGAGGACGCCTAATATGCCCCGGAAAGCTGCACTTGCGGCCGGCAGTAAGAGCCGCGTCCAAAACGCCAACACCGAGCAGACGATCAGAAGCAGCCCCGGCCTGCTCCACCGCATCGTCGTGACGAACGCGAACGCCGCTGCGCAGACGCTGACCCTGACCGACGGTGCGACCGCACAGGGCGTCTACTGGGTACCGACGAAGACCACACTCAGCTTGGAGTTCGGTGTACCGTTCGCCACCTCCATCAAGGCCACACCTTCCAGTGTGGATCTGGACGCGCTGTTTCTCTACGACTGAGGTAGCTGATGTCCCTCACCCGCGCGAACATCGAAGCCGTCCTCGTCCGGCGCTGCGGCAAGCTCCTTACGGCCGCAGCGCTTGACGGCACGACCGTGAACGGTACGAACGCCGATCTGAATGACCCGATCGGATCGGCGCTGCGTGCGCTTGGCTACACCGTCGCGAGTATCGTCGCCGTGGCGGATAGTGATCTCAGCACGGTCGGCGCGGGGCACATCGACCAGCTGCTGGACTTGGCCGAACTGCGGACGCTGGAGAGCATCCAGGGGAACAATGACCAGGTCGATGTGCGCTCGGATGACACCGAGAAGCGCTGGGCCGCGCTCGGCACACGCCTAGAAGCGGCGATCGCACGCAAGCGTGATCAGATCGTCGCGCGCTATGGCGAGGTGCGGCAGGCCATAGCGCCATTCGCAGGCGGCATCAGCGTCGGCGGCAAGGAGACAGTGGAGGCGGACACCGACCGCGTTGTGCCGGCGTTCACACGCGCGCTGCATACCAACGACCACCTGCCGAGCCCCCAGGAGCAGGATCTGTGAGTGCCATGCTGAGTGCGCGCGACCTCGCAGACCTACGCGCGGTCAAGGTCGCCGCGCTGCAAAACATCGGCGTCGGCGGATCGTCCTGGACCGTCACGCGGGCGGCGGGGGGCGATGGCATCACCAGCGGCGTGACGACCGGCACCGTCACGATCACCGGCTACATCCACCAGGAGAAAGAGGAGCACGGCGCGTATGCACTGGCCGGCACAAGCATTCCCATATCGCCGTGGCGCTTGGTGCTGCTCGCTGGCACCGTCCACGCCGGCGACATCCTGGTCAGCGCTGCCGACGCGTCCGTCCGCTTCCAGGTCGAGCAGCCCGTCGATCGGGCGCTCTACTCCGAGGCGATCGCGAGGCCCGTATGAACGACTTCGCCCCGATTCTCGCCGCGCTCGATAGCATCCTCATCCCCGCGATCGAGCAGGCACTCGCCGCTGGTCTCGTCGCTGGCGCGGGGCAGTTGCAAGGGATCGCGCAGGCCAGCGGTACCTACGAGGACGACACCGGCGCAACGCGCAGTGGCACCGTGGCCTATGCCGCAACGCCTGAGATCGACGGCAGCGCGGCCTT